CACTTGGTGGACTCAGCAGTCCTCCACTCGTCATCGACACCTGGCTTTCGCCAGGGCGTACACGAGAAAATGCTTAAGTTAAGACCTAAGCACTTGACTTACTTGCATGTGGCCTAGGTGCATGGCGGTTTAAAGCCATGGACCAAGGTCATACCACTGCTGAACTAAACCCTTACTGCACCTAACCGAGGTCCGTCCCGTAAGCGAAACAGTGTTATGCTTCGCTTTCGTTTCGTACCCAAGGAAAGAAGCAGTAGTCGCTTTAGGCTTAGTACGGCGTTCTCGAGCCTCTAGAATAGCAATCTGAGACTCAGAGTTGGCGTTAGAAGGCCAAAGTCGGCTTAGTAAAAGGCCGATCCTGTCCTCTTGGTAGGTTCTACCTACCTCAGCAAGATGCCAGTAGTGATATCCTTCGATACCATTCTTGGCTCTGCTCGGAGTAGCCTCATCAAAGCAAGAGATGAAGCCACCATCACCATAACCCTCGGGAATCCGAAACCGATAAGGCTTCGGCACCCCTTGGACTAGGTGATCAAACAATGCAAGGAATCTGGCATCACAGCCATAACATATGTTAAAGCGGTGAGCCAGACGACGAACATTGTTAGCGAGTCGGAAAACCGACTGAACAGAAGACATGTGTTCTTTTAAGAACACAGGCTTGACGTCAACTCCACTCATGTAATGGGCACCACAGCTTTCTCTGAAAGGAGAGTCAGAATGACTCTTCTTCCAGTTTATTTGAAAGCCGTAGAAGTCCATCATAATGGAGAACAGCTTTAAGGATGTCTTCGGTAATATAACATCATCACCGAAAACACTCACGGGCTCGCGCTCGTGAAGATATTCCTGGCAGGATTTTGCAACTGCAAAGAATATCAGAGACTCAAGTGGGAATGTGAAGCCGTTTCCCATAGAGGAAAACTTCTCCCACCTCACTTGCTTCTCTCTTAAAGCGCCGTATTGGGACCGACAACACTCCATAACTGAGAACCATCGGGGAGGTATTAATTCCCTGACAACTTCCGTTGCTATGGAGTCACTGGCCGAAGACAGGTCAACCGTCGCAAGGCGGCCCATTTCTGAGCCGCGTTTTGCTAACGCTTGATTCCGCCCCTGGTCAGTGAGGTCGATTCCAACCCTAAGTAAGCGCGAACTAATCATTTTGCCTAGAGCTAACTGGAACCAAATATTGATTCCAGGCTCAATGGCAATAACACGATTAGCTGTTGCGTCCTTAGGGACAGTGACAACCTTGTTACCGACCTGGAATTTAGGAAAACCTATCTCCAGGAGGTGTTTATGCCATAAGGGGTAAGTTTCCCCTAGCATATCGCCAAAGTTTAGGCTGAAGTTTTCACCGCTTTTCAGCGGATCAGCCCAACTTCCGGACAACAAGGCAAATAAGTCACGGGTGATTCCAGTTTCGTACTGGAACTTGTTGGGTGAGCTTGAGTCCCTACGTTTTATCAACGTAGAAGCTCCAGGGCCCCAGCTTGGCAGATTTGACCACTCCACCGGATCGAACTCGCCGAGGATCTTCTCAATTTTACGAACGACTGCTGAATGCAGCCGAACGGCGACACCGTTGTATAACGGGTGCCGCGAGAGATCTTTAAAACGATAGTTCGTCTGCTTACACAGAAGTTCGAATTTCTCAAACTTCTGCAATGCCACCTCATCCAAATCATAGTCTACGGACAAGTCCGCAGATTTTGACAGGAATTTGGTAGCAGCGTAAGCATCCCTTACATCTTTGATACTCTCGTACCAAAGCGGATCGAACTCGAGCTTGGCGAGTTGGTCATGCTCTCCATTACTGAAGAGCAGCCAGCACGTTAATGCCCGAGGACAATCGAGGGACTGGAAGAAGAGTCGGACTGCCTCCGTATTGAATGCGGAGTTGACCCGTGAATTTCTAAGTCCTTTTAGGAACTTAGCACCATACTTCTTAAAAGACATAGTGGTACCCCTCGAGTTATTGAAAATCTTGAAAACTACATAGGGGAATTTCACCCCTACGTAGCTCTGCATACTGTCCTACAGAGTAGGTCCTTATTAGGGGCCTACAAAGAGGTTATCAGTATACAGATTCAAGGTCTTCAACCAGAGCCTTGAGTGGCGAGCCCGTAGCATCTGTGGGCGAACCATCCGAGGCTTGGATGTTGGTGTTGAACAACGATGCAATGTGCGAGAGGAAATCAACCCTCTCGGCATTGGTCGAACGTTCAGGCAACATAAACTCCCCGACAAAGGAGAGCGTGTAAGCGACAGCCGGAGCAGGTGTATAACCTGCCGGGTTGGCGCCAGACGCTTCTTCTTGAATCGGGAGGAGGAGCTTCACGGTGACCTTGTTGATCTTGCTCGTCTTGGTAGGCGGGCGAAGAGACATGGTCAACGTTGGAAAGGCGCTCTGGACTCCTCCAGAACGGTCTTCCCATTTGGCAACCCCGTTAGGATCAATCCGAGCGGGTTCCCAGGTCGTATCCACACCGGTTGCTGCGTCAGAGGTTTTACCCTGAGCATAATCGATGAGGGTCGACGTTAAGATGTCAGCAATTGCTGCCATATATCTGCACTTTCTTAGATTAACTAAAGGTGTAGGTATTCTCGCGGATCGGGACAACGGCTCCACAGGAGGATCATCTGTTCCAGATGGTCCCACCAGTGAATTCGGATACCATGAGTGCGAGGGCGTTGGCTGCATGTAACGTAGAAAGAGGGTTTTTGAATGAAGGGATCCGAGGAGACGGGAAGCTCGAAAGCTTCGTCCGATCGAATTGTATTCCTTCACCCATAACACTCCCTGCGTACTGCGAGTCATACCCGTCGTACCATACTAGCCTACCTGGGCCCCAGTCCATATACCCGGATCGTACTCTACGTGTAAAATTGACTTCAAAGCCATCCAGAAAGACTAACCCGTCCCAGGCATGCAATGCCTCGAGATAGGGGCCGATCGGGAGGGCCCAGTCAACCACGAAAGAGTACGGTAATACCTCCCAAGCGAGGTTGAGAGGGTTTGTGAAACCGGTCTGCGACAGAAATAGAGTTGTAGCGTTTCCAACCCGATACCTGATGCCAATGCGCGTATGTGTTTCGGTGTACTGATACAGTTCACCGATTTCCACAGTATGCACCCTGTCATCAAGCAGAGGGGATCGAGTTTCGCTACGACTCGTGGCAGACGCAGAGATCGACCGCACAAGGTTGTCAGCGTTATTATTAATATAATACGCTAACGAGCGAGCAGCTCCGTCACAATCGTTTAGTAGTGGTTTCCACCCGTACTGCAACTCTAGCCAATTTTCGGCTACAGAGCGGGCCGAGCGTAGACCACCACCGCGACGGTAACGAGGCTTCTTGCCACCGAAGATAAATCGCTGGGCGCGTGGGAGATTTCCTCTCTTAAGCGCCCTAACGGCTCCCCGAATCTTAGTAAACGCAGAAGTAAGCGTTCGTAAGGTTTGGTTGAACTGAACGAGGTCCTGGGCTAGATTTGCTTCAGCATCTAGCTCAGCCTTCTCGATCAATCTACTCAGTGCCTTGTTATACGGCGCACCAAGGTGCGCCGGAGGTTCGGTCCAGTAATCGGTCCCATAACCCCACGAAGCGAAGTAGTTAACATCAAAGGACTCGTAAGGGGTTCCAACCGCCCATAGTTTTACCATGAGTGGTGGACTCCACGATTCTCTGAGGCTAACGCTGTGCGGATTTACCGGCAGCCTTCCCTTGTGGGTCTTACCGAAACCAGGAGTTACAGTTCCAGTCCAGTTACGTCGGTATGAGTACCACGAAATCCAACCCCTAAAGGGCGGGATTCGGTCGCTTTTATACGACACGGCTGTACTGAAATATTCCTCCGGGTTTGGGCGAGCAGATGATTTGCTCCAGGATCTTTTACTGCGTACGTAAAACGTACGGACCCACGTTCGTAAAGAATTTAACGAACGCGAGAGTAACGGCGAGTTTGGTTTAAGGGTAAAGTACGCCCATCCATTACGGATGAGCGGTCCAATACCCGATCGCCTGCGCGCCGTCACCGGTAACCTACTTCCTCGGTACCACCAGAATCGGATAAAGGCCCGCGGTTTGCAACCACGGTCCGCGCGAACACGTATATCCACTCCCTCCCTAACTAGAGCTTTTGGCTCTAGAGGAGGAGTTGTGGCTAAAACGTGCCCTCGACAATCAACGATTTCGAGGATCGCGATTTCTCCTTTCCTATGTGGATCGTAGAACTTAGGTCCCGGACTCTTACTTAACAAAGAGTCTCTGATTTCTAGTGCCTGATCATCGGTATCGGCCATTAGAGTTTCCTCATAATGGTCAAGTCCCGAATGGTCAACACACTGTTAAGTAGCCCCTCCGCTCCAACCAGGAACATCATGAATACTAAGAGTAGAAGGACAAGGCGGACAATCACCGGTGTGAACCAGTGACCGCCGCCTGGCCCACTCACTCTTTTCAACATGATGACTCCTGAAGGGTTAAGAGAGGGATGGGGGGCTTAACCCCCACCAACCACCGGTCTACTAGAGGAACGGGTTAGAGTGCGGGGAAGCACGAATAATCGTGCCGCCCAACACTTTATAGCCCTCGCCAATCATCAGGTCCCATAGTCGTATTTCTACGGCCATGAGACTTTCTGCGGACACCAGGGATGTTACACGCCCTGGCGACCACGTTGATAATTGAGAGGACAATCCCTAGCCATTTCATCAATGGCCTCCTCTGAAAATCTTGATCACCGAGGGTGACTTCTATGCGTTGAGCGTTACTTGCGTAAAATCGAGGTCAGTTTTCACCGACTTCGCTTTACGCGGGGACAGGTTCTCCGTCCCGTAATACTCAGACATAATTTCCCTTCGTACAGAGTCCCCATATGACCGTTTGAAACCGGAGATTTGCGACGCTATCCTGAATAATTCGACAGGACAGACATCGGCTACGCCCTCATCACTGAGGTCGCTAGCTAATGAAACTGCCTTGGCGATTACGTCAGAAAAGCGTTGCGCTCGTTGTGACCGGATACGGAAGTAATCGTTTCCGATAACATTGAGTACGTCTTTGATTTCGCGTGTCAACATGTGAGACTCCTTAGAAGATCAAGGTTATCCCCTTGCGGGGG